GCTATTATATAAGAAGAGGGAGTGCAAAAGCAACCCCCTTGGTTAAATTGATTATTCTTCGTATGTCATTGAAACGCCGGCACTAGAACCTTGACGACTCCAACTTGGGTTTAAGCCATTAATTTCTAAAATATCATCACGTATGTTTTGGTTGCGTTTTTCTGTGTTTAATACACGGCAGAAACTGTTTGTTATAGCGGCAGTGTAATAAGCGAATGGATTAGCTGATTTTGCTTCATTGAATCGTAATCCAACATAAGTTAGTTGTAGAATAGCACTGTTACGCATCTCATCATTATATGTGTATCCACGCCAATTGTATTTCATGGCGTACTTTTCACACATCATGATGTACATACGTGCTAGTTTGTTTGTAATCTGTCCGTGTTCTTTACTAAAATTACCACGGGTCAATCCACCAGTCCAATGACTTTTTCCCACGCAATAGAATGAATTGTTTTCATCAATCTTGTAGTGTTGAAATGGTGGAAAGTTGACTTTGACATGAACCATGTCATCAACTTCATCTTTAGTAGTTGTATCTTCTAAGTCAGCAAAAATCTCATCTGGATCGCCCTCTTCAAACTCAAATATGTCTTTTGCTGTTTTCTTCTTCACTGTTTTGCGTGGTTGTTTTTGTGATACCGGAATATGGTCCCAAGTCATGATACGGAACATCAAATCAGTCACAGGAATAGATAAAGAATCAGTTGTTCCCTTTGCCAATCCTTGCTCAATATCCATTCTTAATGCTCTAGTTTCTCGGGCTTGTTGTATAGATTCTGCTGAAAATGCGTGTTCAAATGATTTTTCTAAGGGTTCTTGGGGCATGTCTACGATGTAGTCATATTGATGATACTCAGGTTTTGTAAAGTAGCAATATGTTGTTTTGCTTTCATGAATCTCTTTTAGAATGTCTTTGTTATTGAGGTAGTTAACCGGTTTTTTTGAAGGTAAGCTCATAGGGTCCTTGTTGTTATTGCTCTAGCATAGCACAAAAGTTGCGAAAATGCAACACTTAGGGTGAAGAAAAGGTAAAAAACGAACTAATATTTATGAATAAATATAGATAAGGAAAAAACTATTATGGCAGAATTCGGACTACAAGGTGAAATTAAAAACGCCAGAGAACAAGGTACCGCACAAGACCAGGCCAACTTTCAACAATACAGAGATTGGCGTGTTGTATTGAGGCTAGCACCAGAATCTTCTGGATATCTGTACAAAGCCCCTAACCCGGGAATTCTAGCACCATTGGCGTTGACTGACGGTGTTATATTCCCCTACACGCCACAAGTTGCAGTTCAATACTCAGCGTCATATGACCCAACTGAAGTAGCGCATAGCAATTATAAAATATTTCAATACAGAAGTAGCTCAGTTGATACTGTGTCGATTACAGGTGATTTTACTGCACAAGATACGTTTGAGGCAAATTACGTGATAGCAGTGATTCATTTCTTTAGATCAATTACTAAAATGTTCTACGGACAGGATCAAAATCCTAGGAACGGAACCCCTCCCCCTCTGTGCTATCTATATGGTCTAGGAGCCTTTCAGTTTAACAAACACCCGTTAGCTATTACGGGATTTAATTATAGCTTACCCAATGACGTTGACTATATACGTTCAAACATATCAAGTCAAGAGAACCCTGATTCTATACTAGGACAATGGTCTGATAATCCATCTAATACTAGAACTGCATCAGCAGGAATAAGCCCCGGTGGAGTACCGATGCCCCCTCAATGGGCATTGTCTCAAGTTAACAGTGGTGGCAGTGGCTCTGACGGTCCTACGTATGTACCAACGAAAATGCAAATACAAATTAATGCAGTTCCAATCATCAGTCGCAGAGATATCAGCGAAAATTTCAGTCTGGAGCAATATGCTTCTGGAAGATTATTGCTTGGATCAAATAGACCACAAAGCGGAGGTGTCTGGTAATGGCTTCAATTGATAACGGATTGTATCCAACAACTAGTCCTTATTACACAACTGATGTTGTTAATAAAAAGTTTTTGGATGTAATGGTAAATCGTGCAATTCCTGCGTTAGCTTCTGATGTTTTTTGGACTATCACTCCTGTCTACGAATTTAGACCTGACATATTGGCATATGACTTATATTCGGATAGCAGGTTGTGGTGGGTATTCGCACAACGTAATCCAAACAGACTCAAAGATCCATATTTTGACTTTGTAGCAGGGATAGAAATTTACTTACCCAAATTAGACACACTAAAGAGATCCTTAGGTATATAACATGGCAGTTATCTATGATGAATTGGGAAATGTAATTGGCGATTACGGTGACGGTCCAGACGAAGTATCCAGCGCCGGCACTACACAAGCAGGTTCTTCTGGTACAGATACAAACGAATTTGGTATTGGTGTCAGACAGTACAATCCATTAAGTTTGTACTCAAGTTATACATATCAATTGTCATTGTATATGATAAGTCCTGACGCCTATGAAGAATTTAATAATACCGGTAGAAAAAACATATTTTTAGTAAACGACCGTAACGAAGGCGGTGGCGGCGCGTATCTAATTGCACAAAGTGGTGGTATAGAAGATCCTTCAGTAAGAGCACCGGGATTCCACTTTGATTATTTTATTGACAATTTAGTCATCAACTCTGCGGTTAACGGTGCAAGTACAGGTGGCCCAACAACAAACGTAGACATGACGTTTAATATTACTGAAGCTTATGGTCTTTCGTTCATTACTAATTTAAAAAGAGCAAAAGACGCATTGGATCAGTATTCAGCAACTACAAACTTTAAAGATTCACAGAACGCATCTAAACAATTCTTCATTTTAGGAATCAAATTCTTAGGTTATGATCCCGCCGGAAGATTGATTACACAATCTTCTTATATCAATGAGAGACTTGGAGGCTCAGATCCAACGTTTCAACGATTCTATAATATTGAGATAACTGAACTAAAGTTTAAGATAGATGGAAAAACAACTGTATATAACATTAAAGCTACTCATACTGAAATATCAGGTGCGATAGGTCAAAAACGAGGAATTATTGACAAAGGTGCTAATCAACTAACAGGTAATACTGTAGGTGACATTCTTGATAAACTAATGGCTAAAGTGACTAAAGATCAGGAAGCCTTAGTTAAAAGCGGAGACAAGGAATTTGCAACTACTTATAAGGTAGAATATTTTGATGATGCACAAGAGATTGCCGCATCTACTATCGTTAGCTCAGCCGACGTTAGTAAGATTAAGTGGCCTATGGCAGAGCCAAGCGATAAATCTACCGTAAACTCAAGTCTTGAAATTAAGGCGCAGCCTAATAGTAAAGAACGCACAATGGCATTCAATGGTGCTACTCCAATCATACAAGCAATTACAAGCGTTATCAAACAAAGTGATTATTTGGTTAACGGATTGAAAGAAGTATACACTACCGAAGAATCACCGGATGCAAAAACAAACTCTAATAGTTCTGAAAAAATTGACAGTAAGAAACGTTTAAAGTGGTTTACTGTTATGCCTAAAATTGAGGACATTAAGTTTGATAGAAAATCTAAAGATTGGGTGTACAATATCACCTACCAAGTAAAAACATATGAGATTCCTATATTGAAATCAGCTTATGCAGACAAGACTACACCTTACTACGGTGCAGTAAAACGGTATGAGTATTGGTGGACAGGTCAAAACTCTGAGATTGTAAAGTATGAACAGACGATGAATAATACTTACTTTACTGTAGCACTATCTGGTGATAGTGCATCTTCGGCTTCAACTGGTGGTAAAGCAAACATACCTTTAGTATTTGGTAAAAGACAAAAAGCAGACCGTTTAGGTAAATTAGATGTGGGTATGGAAGCGCAGAACAGTGTTGTTACTGATTTATATGACCCTGGAGCTTGGGCCGATGCTAAGATTGAAATCTTAGGAGACCCTGATTGGTTAGCTAACCCTGAATATTCATCGGGTGATGCTAAATCATTCTATGGTAATGATGGATACACAATACAATCAAACTCAGGTCAAATATTTGTTGAGATAAAATTTTTAGAAGCAGTTGATTACAATAATAGTACAGGTGTGATGAACATCAATGATAAACTTATGCTTTGGGATTATCCAGTAAAAGTAGCAGAACAATTAAATGGTGCTATTAGTTACCAAGTCAAAGATATCAAACATATGTTTAGAGGTGGCAAGTTTACTCAAGAAATTAACATGGCTATTAACACCTTTCCAGATGTTGATGGTCTTAAAATGTCTGAACAAATGAGAGAGACAGAAAATAAAGAGTACGCTGATACTGAAAATCAACAATTACAAAACAGATCAACCGGTCTTACAACAGACCCTCCACCAAGTAGCGGATCAAGTGGTGAATCAGCCGGAATAGTTTCACCGGAAGAGTTGTCGGGAGATAATAATGGCTGAGAATATTATTAAACAGACCGGGGCGTCAAAAGCAAGTCAACCCGACGCCGGCGGCGGTGTAGTAAGAAATGTACCGGTACTAGGTATAGTTAAAAACAATATTGATCCTACACGTACCGGTCGTATTCAAGTTTATATCTCTGATTTGGGTAGTGATGATCCTGATAATCCAGCCGGTTGGGCAACCGTCTCTTATATGAGTCCGTTCTATGGATTTGTTGAACCAACGGCAAGTACTACCGGAGAAGGTGATTTCACTGCAAACCCTGCTAGTTACGGTGTTTGGAATAGTGCGCCTGATCTAGGTACTACTGTTATTTGTATTTTCATTAACGGTGACCCTAACTACGGATTCTATATCGGGTGTGCTCCTAAAGCAGAAGCACTACACATGGTACCTGCTATTGGTTCAAGTGAAAATATTGTCACAAACAATGACGGTGAAGCAAACAGTTACGGTGGTGCAACACAACTTCCTGTAACAAATATCAATATGAATAATGAAGCGGTTGCTGATGGCAATAACTTCTTAGATGAACCTAAACCAATTCATAGCTATCAAGCTTCTATTCTATTCAAACAAGGTCTTATTCGTGATACATTAAGAGGTACGATCACATCAAGTGCTCAACGTGAGAGTCCATCTCGTATTGGGTGGGGTGTTAGCTCACCGGGAAGACCTATTTTTGCCGGCGGATATAATGATACTTCTATTGCTACTGCCGCAACACAAGGTAAAGATGCAGCCGGAATGACAGTCATCTCACGTAGAGGTGGCCACTCTATTGTTTTAGACGATGGTGATTTGGTTGGTAGAGACCAATTAATTAGATTACGTTCAGCAGCCGGACATCAGATTTTAATGAGCGATGATGGACAAACCATCTTCATCATTCACAGTAACGGACAATCATGGGTTGAGATGGGCAAAGAAGGTACCATCGATATGTTCTGTACTAACAGCTTTAACGTAAGGACACAAGGTGATATCAATTTTCATGCTGATAATGATATAAACATTCACGCCAAGAAAAAATTGAATATCAAAGCAGAAGATATTTTCATACAGTCTGAAAAATCATCTAAACACCTAATTGGTAGTGATTATAATATTGAAACTACTGGAACTCACGGCCATAAAATAGGAGGATCATTTAGCTTAGAATCAGGTGGCGAAGGCAGTCTAGTATCTAGTGGTACATTTTACATTAACGGAAGCAAGGTTAATTTGAATACAGGTCAAGGTGCTTCCCCTGCATCGGTTGCACCATTGACAGATAAGGCACAAACGGATACAATGTTTGATTCTACAAAAGGATATATTGCCTCTCCTGGAACACTTAAGAGTATTACAACAAGAACTCCTGCACACGCCCCGTGGTCAAATGCTAATCAAGGTGTTAATGTTGAAACAAGTCCAAATGCAAGTGATAACTTGCCCGAAGCTCCAAGTGCAGAAGTTGAAAAAGCAAACCAATCCGCGGATGTATCACCTACAACAACACCAGTAGAACCAGCGGCATTGGCTAGTGTACCAAATGCACCACCAGTAAGTGAAGCTATAGATCCGCAAGCTACTGGATCTATGCTTGGTGCAGTTGCTACAAATGCGGCAACTGGCCCGGCAGCAGAAGCAGTCGCACAAGGTGCTGGTATCGTAGAAACAGCTACTGGTTCAGTAGCGGCAATTGGCTCATTTGCACAATCTCCTGCGCAACTTGAAGCAGCCGGAATATTGAAACCCGGCTCATCAAGCTTAGTAGATTCGTTAGTACAGGGTGGTTCATCGTTGTCACAGGCACTACCTACTAACTTGTTTACAGGCAAAGACGGTGTTACTAGCTTGACTTCATTAGTGAACAATCCATCTGCACAGATTAATGGAATGGTTTCTAACTTCCAGCAATCACAATCAGCATTGACAAGCGCAGGGTTGATGTCTGGTAAAGAATCATCAACCTCTATTGCAGGTCTAGTTATGGCCGGCGCAACTGCGGGACTTAGCAATACAATCAATGCAGTTAAGAACTTAGGTTCATTGGCTGGTAACATCTCATTACCGGGTGTTGGACTACCCGGAGTCACAAATCCAGTTACAAACGCTATTAGTTCAGGTAAATTTGCTGCCGGACTTGCAGAATCTAGTACAGGTGGTTTAGGATCTATATTGGGCGTGGCATTACCTGTAGCAGGATTAATTGCAGGGTCTAGGATGAGTAACAGAGGCGCCAGTGCAGCCGCATTTGGTTTGATTGCCGCATCTTTGACTGCATTACCACGTGGTCCTTCTAACTTAAGAGCAACATCATCTGCAACAATGGACTCTGCACTTTTAAGATCGAATTCATTGTTGACAACTGCACAAGTTCTACGTACAGCAGGACAAATTGTAGGCGGTAGATATGCTAAAGTTACAAGTGCCGTTTCAGGTGGAATTACTGCTATCAATCGTCTAAATAGTGCTAGGAACTCATCACAGGGTCTAGCAGGATTGACAGGTGTTATTGGTAGTTTGGGAACATTAGGATCTGCATTAGGTAACAAGTCATTAGCCAAAGCCGCAAGAGATGTTAACTCTATCATCGGTGTATCCACACAGGTCAACCGTAGTCTAGGTGTTATTGCTAATGCTAAGAATGCATCGCAAGCACTCGGTGGATTGTTAGGTGTGTTTGGTGGTATTGGTAGAGGTGGCGCAGTATTTGGTAACAAGAGACTAGCAAGTACTACTAAGAAGATCAATAGTGTAATATCCAATACAGGACAAATCTTTAGAGCAGTAGACGCACTTGCTACAAGTAAAAACATCAACACAACATTAGGTGCTTACGGTTCAATTATCAATTCTGCTGGTAGAATTGCAGGTGTATTTGGTAAAAACAGTAGAAGCACAGGTCTGTTTGGTTTACCAGGTGGACAACTAAGCGTTGGCTCTATCGTTAACAAATCATTGGGTTCGTTAGGTATACCCAAGAATCCTGCATTGAATGCGATTATTACTAACGCAGTGACAGCATCCATTAACAAGATAGCATTCCCACAGAGCATTAAAGGTAAGGCAGGTTTAGGAATAGCATCAGGATTAAGTCTACCTAGCTTACCTTCAGGTCTTCCCGGTTTACCAAGTTTAGGTGATGTGTCTAATAAGATAACACAATCATTGACTGATTTACAAACTCAAGGACAAAACTTGACTACATTGGCTATGGGTGATTTGACAGCAGGAGAAGCGGGTCCATTGAATGCCGCTATGGCAGCAATTGGATTTGGTGGCGCCGGCGCATTACAGATGCCTACTATCGGGTTGAACACTAACGACTTATCTCAAGTTGAGGCTCAAATTACATCATTATTAGGTGATCCTAGAATACCGGCACCAACGTTTGGTGAAGATAATGAATCAGCAGTTGCAGTATTGGAAGCTTTCTTGAAACAGAACGATCAAGTTGATGCTATTTTTGATGAAATAGATGACCTAGCTACACAAGTAATTTCTGCAAGGGAAGAATACTATTCATTAGAATTATCATTACCAGCAGGAGATCCTGAAGTCGATGCCGCAAGGGAAGAGTATATTGCAATGAGTCAAGAATTGCAATCTAAATTGAATCAGGTTGATACTCTCATCAACGATGCTCCTGCTCCAAAAGAAGCAGTATTTCCAGGATATAGCGGACCCTCAGTAGTATATGCATCTGATGGTAGTAGCTCACCTGTAGATAGTTTGGGTAATGTATTATATCCGTTGATTAACGGCAGCTATAGACAAGGATAAAGGTGCATAAATAATATCATGTCTCAATACATTGGATTCAGTACTATAAATGCAAACGCCCCAAAGTCAACAAATGTTGCTACGGGTAATGACGGTGGGGTTGGTGGAATAACTCAACCCATTACCACTGGTAAAAAGTTTCGTTTAGTGGATAGTCCACTAGTAGTACGAGACTTTCTAAACGCATTAAATATTCCTCAAGGTCAGAAAGTTGGTCAACCCAGTTATGGCACTACCATATGGTCTTTTGTGTTTGAACCAAACACACCCGATACACAATATAAACTAGAGAACGAAATTAAACGTGTGGCTAGTCTCGATCCTAGATTATTGCTTAATTCAGTCAAAGCTTTTCCAAAAGAAAATGGAATTTTACTAGAATTAGAAGTTGCAGTTGCTCCCTTCAATCAAGCTCGATTGCTTAGTGTATTCTTCAGCCAAGCCACAAATAGAGCGGCAGTTCAGTACTAACCGAAAAAAACACGGTTTTTAGGTATGATAAATACTTAAAAGAGAATAACTATGGCTACAAGTTCAAGACAATCAGCATTATTTGGCGTCAACGATTGGCAAGCAATCTACCAAACCTTCCGCGAAGCCGATTTTAAAAGTTATGATTATGAAACTTTACGTAAAAGTTTCATTGATTACTTACGTGTGTACTACCCGGAAACGTTTAACGATTTCACAGAATCGTCAGAATTTATCGCCCTGCTAGATATTATTGCTTTCATGGGTCAAGGTCTTGCTTTCCGTAATGACGTAAATACACGTGAAAACTTTATTGATACTGCTGAACGCCGTGACTCAGTTATTAAACTTGCTAACTTAGTTTCCTATACACCTAAGCGTAACTTAGCCGCTCAAGGTTATCTAAAAGTTGTAAACATCCAGACTACACAGAACATCACTGACTTGAACGGTGTAAATTTAGGCAATCTTCCTATTCTTTGGAATGATCCTGCAAACCCATCTTGGTTAGAGCAATTCAATACAATTATCAATGCGGCATTGGTTGATACTCAGCGTGTAGGACGTCCTGCAAACGTTGCTGATTTGCTAGGCGTAACAACTAGCGAGTACACATTACAAATACCAACCTCAGCATTGCCGATCGTTCCATTCAACTCAACCGTTGACGGTATCACAATGAACTTTGAATTATGCAGTGTAACTAGTGTTGACGCTGATTATATGTACGAAATTCCTCCTGCACCTAGCGGTCGTTTCAACATGCTGTATCGTAATGACAAATTAGGTTATGGTAGTCCAAATACTGGGTTCTTCTTCTATTTCAAGCAGGGATCACTACAGAATTATGATTTCAATTTGCAACAACAAATCAGTAATCAAGTTATTAACATCGACATTCAAGGCATCAATAATGAAGATACATGGTTGTATCAATTGAACGCCAACAATGGTACTAGAGCACTTTGGACAAAAGTAGACAACATTTATGCTGATGCATACTTGCAAAACGAAACTAGCAACCGTACGATTTTCTCAGTAAACTCACGATTCAATGACCAAGTTAGCTATGTTTTTGGTGATGGTGTGTTTAGTCAGATTCCAGTTGGTTCTTATAGAGCATATGTACGTGCAGGCAATGCATTGACATACACGATTGATCCAACTGAAATGCAAGGTATTACGGTATCATTCAGCTATATAAATCGTGTAGGTAAAACTGAAATTTTGACATTGGGATTAGAACTACAACTTCCAGTCTCAAATGCACAAGCACGTGAGCCATTAGCACAAATTAAACAACGTGCTCCTACAAGATACTACACTCAAAACCGTATGGTTAATGGTGAAGATTATAACAACTTCCCATATACATTATACAGTTCTATCATCAAGTCAAAAGCGATTAATCGCTCAAGTATAGGTGTGTCTAAGAACTTAGACATTTTAGATCCTACTGGTAAGTATTCAAGCCTAAATAGTTTTGCTACCGACGGTGCATTGTGGCAAGATGACACAACTGGTTATCTATCATTGACTATCAATACTGTTGGTAACATCATCACGTTCCTAACAGATACATTAGGTAGTGTATTATCTAGCAATCGTGTAGTTCAATACTATACACAAAATTTCCCCCAGTATTCTATCAACGCGGCATCAGGTGATGGCACTGTATATTGGAATGCAAGTACTGTTGATGCAAACTCATTGACAGGATATTTCTTTAACATTGTAGATGGTACTGATACTTCTATTCCAATTGGTACATACTCTACAAACAATGTTAAGTATATAACAGCTGGTGCATTGATTAAATTTATAGCACCAAGTGGTTTCTATTTTGATTCAAACAATCGTTTAGTTGCAGGCATTGCAAGTCCAAGTGACCAAACAACTATTTGGACAACAGTTCTTTCAGTAACCGGTGACGGCTACAACAACGGTCAAGGTAACTTTGCTAATGGTACAGGACCAGTAACATTAAATGGTTACGTACCTGAAGGTGCCATTCTAACTACTGTGTTACCATCGTTTGATAATTCATTATCAAACGAAATTGTACAAGAGTGTATTATTCGTATGGAGTTACAACAAAACTTCAGTTTGGTATTTAACAACTCTTTGACAATTGCACAGGATCGTTGGTCTATTGAACAATACGATAATGCAAATTGGTTCGTTCGTTTTCAAGCTGACATTAGCGGAAACGGTCGTTATACAGTAACATATCGTTCGTTGAGATATTACTTTGGTAGTGTTGAGGATACTCGTTTCAGTTTTGAACGTGATAAACTAGTTTATGATCCTTTTAGTGGCAAAATTCTACAAGACTTTGTTAATGTCCTGGCCACAAACACACAACCAAACAGTAACTACCCATTATCTAAAAATGTTTCAGTAAACATCGTTGGTCAACCAGTAGAGAGCGATGGCTACATCAATGACTTTGAAGTTGAAGTTGCAAGTAATGATATTAACAATAGAGGATTGATTGTCAATCCAGATTTCTTTCAAACAGTTACAGGGTATGTGACTGGTGGCGCAAACACAGGCATCTATGTATTCTTTGAGTTATTACAAGATGCTATTAACTTAACAAGATATCAAATTGTTCCTACTACTGATGTTGTTCAGTATCAAACAAAGACACAAATTGAAGTTGCAAAATACGATTACCCGCAAGGACAATTATTTTATGCATACGGTGAAAACATATTCTGGACTACTGTACAAGATAATACTGTACAAACTCCATTCTATGTTTTAATAGCGCAACCTCAATATTCTATGAAACCGGGTCGTCAAGGATTGCAATTCCAGTATCGTCACAATAGTAACAATACGACACGTATTGACCCGGCTACAACTAACATTATTGACTTGTATGTAGTTACACAAAGTTACTATACACAATATCAGAACTATATTAAAGATTCTACTAACACAGTACCTATGCCACCTAAACCAACAATCAACGAATTGTCAGAGGCATATGGCCAACTCAATAATTACAAAATGTTGACTGATAGTGTGGTGTTAAATAGTGTAGTGTTTAAGCCTTTGTTTGGTCCTAAAGCAACCGCCGCACTAAGAGCAACTATTAAAGTTATAAAGGCCTCCAACACTAATGCAAGTGATAGTGAAATTAGAAGCGCAGTACTAACAGCAATGAATGCATATTTTGATATTAACAATTGGAACTTTGGAGATACATTTTATTTCTCTGAATTGAGCGCATACTTGCACGATCAAGTAGGTGAACTAATTAGTTCAGCCGTTCTTGTTCCAAATGATCCTACAATGAAGTTTGGAGATCTTTATGAAATAAAAAGTGCACCATACGAAATTTTCGTTAATGCGGCAACTGCAAATGACGTATTAGTTATCGCATCGCTTACACCAGCAGAACTACAAATAGCATAAGTATTATATTATGGCATCTAGAATTAGAACATTAAACTTCTTACCAGAAGTATTTCAAACCACAACTAACAGCCAATTTTTGGGTGCGACATTAGATCAACTTGTCCAGCAACCAGAAATTAAACGAATTGAAGGCTATGTTGGTAGTAAATTTGGTTACGGTGTAAACGCTAAAAATTACTACGTTACTGAACCTACGAAAACAAGAACAGATTATCAATTAGATCCAGGTGTTGTCTTTACTAAGACAAATGAATCAGTAGCAAAAGATTTTATCAGCTATCCTGGCATGTTGGATGCATTGAATCTAGAAGGTGGATTGACACAAGATAACAATCGTTTATTCACAAGCCAATTATATTCTTGGGATAGCTTCACTAACCTAGACAAAATTATTAACTTCAATCAGTATTACTGGATTCCTCAAGGTCCTGCTAGCGTTGTTGTTTCTAGTGAAACTGTTTTCTCCTCTAACGATTATAACGTATTCGATCTTCCAAATGGTTATAACATTGTTCCGGTAACTGCATCTACTAGCTCCGGAACTACTAACCCAACGCTAACATTGTTACGTGGCGGCACATACACATTTGCAGTTAACCAAGACACACAATTTTGGATTCAAGGCAAACCGGGTATTACTGGTTACGACCCAGCACAACCAAACGTGCAAACACGTGACGTACTAGGTGTTGATAACAACGGCGCAAGTCAAGGCATTGTTACATTTACTGTGCCTCCTAAAGACGGACAAGACAATTACAACTTCCCAGGTAACAACCTAGTTGATGTCGTTAGTACTTTACCCTTTGCTAATATAAACGGGGCAAGACTTGCAGACATTGGTAGTATTGATGGTGTAACATCATTAGATGGATTAACTGTGATGTTCTACAATACAGGTATTCCAAACGAAGTTGGTTATGTTTCTAACTTCTTTGACTATACGCCATTCGATCAAAACGATAGTTTAACTGCACTAGAAACTATTACAGTTACAGCAACTACTGCGTCAACTGATGCAATCACCTGTAGTAGTACTGCAAACCTAGTTGTTGGTAACGCTATTATTTTCAATGGAAATCCTTTTGGTGGATTGGCAGCGTATTCAACAACATTGCCAAATACAATTTATTATGTAGAGTCTGTTATTAACTCTACTCAGTTTACTGTTTCTACTACACCAGATGGTTCTGTGTATCCATTGTCTGACGGCACCGGCACAATGACTGCGGTAGCTAATCAAGGTCTATATGAACAAGGTTACTATACTACAGTAAGTGAAAACTTCTATACTATTCAGTATTTAGGTGATCCTACAGATCCAGTGTTGCGTTTGAAACAAGCCAATGAAATCCCTACTAATCAAAAGATTACTGCTACATTTGGTACAGAATGGATAGCTAGAAGTTTTTACAAAAATCCATCAGGTATAGTATTACTAATACCATACCTAAGTGCTCAACTAGATACCTTATATTATCAAGATGGCACATCCGCTAATAAAGTTGGTGTAATAAGATTAATTGAAAGTAACGTCCTTAACACATTAGATGTTGAAAGAGATATTTTAGGTCAACAACAATATACTGCAACAAATGGTGTTGTGTTTACTAATGGTTTAAAAGTTACATTCCAAGGTGACGTACTCCCGTCAAGCTATTTGACAGGTGAATACTATGTAGAAGGTGTAGGCACTGCAATTGAATTACGTCCCGTAGAAGATTTTATTGCACCAGAGGCTTTTACTGCGAATACATATATTCCATGGGATACTGCTGGATGGGATTCTGCTAATTGGGAAGGTGATTCCTACATACCCGTAATACCGGACTACATCACTATTTCTAGAAATTCAATGGATCAGAATGCATGGTCACGTAGTAATCGTTGGTTCCATATTGATGTAATCAATGCTACTGCAACGTACAATAACAATCCGGATTTGATAACACTGTATGCTACTTCTGCATACAAAGCAAAACGTCCAATTATTGAATTCTATCCTAATATAAAGATGTTTAACTCTGGGTCTGAGGGCAAAGCACCGGTTGACTTCATTGATGTAAGAACAACTGATGCATTCACTTTAGTTGCTGGTCAAGAAAATTACTATCCGGATGTTGAAGTTTATACTGCATACACAGGTACAATCATTGACACTGTAACTCCAGTAAATACCGCAACGATTACAGTACCTGCTTCAGATGTAGTTGTAGTTGGAGTTGGTGCACTCACTGTAGGTCAATATATTACTGACTCTGCAAATCAATTACCTAGAAATACTCAAATTTCCTCAATTTCGGGAACTACTACTCTTACTATTGAAGTAAACTGGTTAGACGGCACAAGCAAATATTTACCAACAACAACCAATGTATCCTTTATTGCGACTGACACTACAAGTGATAACTATGCACTATTTGATGGTGCAAAAGTAATTTTTACGGCTGATACAAATGTTAACGTAAGAAACAAAGTTTATGTTTCACGTTTCTCTACGATCACCGGATCATCTACTCCTGTTATAACTTTAACAGAAGCCAAAGACGGTGATGTTTTTGCTGACCAACAAACAGTTGCCTTACGTGGATATGCTAATAACGGCAAAGAGTTTTGGTTCGACGGCTCATTATGGATAAAAGCTCAACAAAAGACTGAACTAAATCAACCACCATTATTTGATGTGTTTGATAAAAATGATGTCAGCTTTGGTGACGCTTCATTATACATAGGTACTTCTTTTACAGGTTGTAAATTATTTGGATATGGTATTGGAACAGGTCTAGATGATACTGTTTTAGGATTCCCTATTAGGTATAGTTCTATAGACAACGTAGGTGACATTAGTTTTGATGTTTCATTAAATTCAGACACATTTGATTATGTCAGCGGTACTAACCCAATAACACAAAACGTAAACACTGGATATGTATTTCAATACGGTACTAGAGAATTGTTTACTCGTCAGCTTGGCTGGCAAACTTCGGTATCACCTAGTGTTCAATATCAATTGTTCTCGTTCAATTATGATCCATTAAATCCTACAACTGAATTTGTATGTGATATTTCAAAATCATCAAGCACAAGTACTAATTGGCCTACTATTGAAGTTGCAATCAACAACGTAATTGTTCCGTACAGTGAATTTACAGTGACAGTAAGCCCTAACTCTACGACAGTAGTATTGAACACATCACCTGTTACAGAAACAGTTGTTCAAATTTCCTTATTGAGTGACCAAGTAAGTCCAACGGCTTTCTATTCTATACCTACTAACTTAAATAACAACCCATTGAATGCTGATATCATTACAGCAAACGTGGGTGATATTCGTGGTCAATATCAAAGCGCATTCTATAACAATCCCAATACAACTGGCAATGTATTTGGCCCTAACAACTATCGTGATTTGGGTAATATGGTTCCGTGGGGCGACAAGATCATTCAAAACAGTGCAAGCTTAGTATTGCCCGGAGCATTCTTACGCAAGCAAGAACACAACTTGTTCAACGCATTATTATTCAATGACAGAGAATACATTAAGTTTAAAAACCAATTAGTGTACACTGTACAGAACAGCGATTATACACAAAGATATAATCCATCCGTGATGCTTGATGACTCTTTGGATCAAATTACTGCAACCAAAGATAACAGTCAGCCGTTCTTTTGGTCTGATATGCTACCCGGCAAATCAGCTTACATTACTAACACATACTCATTTGCTAATAGCTTGGATGTTTCTATCTATCCATTGTCTAGAGTCTATGACTTCACTACTGCAAATTATTATGGTGTACTTGTTTATTTGACTAGAACAACTAATGGAATCACTACCACACAACAACTAATCAAGAACCAAGATTACACTATAAGTGAAACAGCACCTTCATTAACAGTAACAACAGACTTGTTACCGGGTGACGTTGTTACTATTAAGGAATACAATCAAACATATGGTTCTTATGTTCCTAATACTCCAACTAAGTTGGGATTATATCCTGCATATATTCCTGAAGTAATCTTAGATGAAAATTATAACGAACCTACATATTTTATCAAAGGACATGATGGTTCATACAACAAACTGTACGGTGACTATGATCCTACGACAGGTATTCTTGTAGATTTCAGAGACCAAGTTCTATTAGAATTTGAATTACGTGTTTATAACAATTTGAAGATCAGTTCAGTTATTCCTATTAAAGCATATGAGGTTCTACCTGGATTCTTTAGAGACATTGACTATTCATACGCTGATTGGTTATACATTTACTCACCTAATTTCTTGAGTTGGGCAGGACAGAATAGACTTAACTATAAGACACAGTATTACAATAGCGGCAACTACTTCACTTATAACTATACTCAAAGTGGAAACTCAATAGATAATAGTCCTATCAGTCAAGGCTATTGGAGAGGGATATATCAGTATTTCTATGATACAACAACTCCTAATACTACACCATGGCAAATGTTAGGTTTTACTGAGATGCCAACTTGGTGGACAAGTCGTTATGGTTCTGCACCGTATACAAATGATAACTTAGTATTGTGGAGTGATTTAGCGCAAGGTATTGACTGGAATAATGGTGATCCAATTGTTATTCCTGAAGCTGTTCGTGACGGATTGCTAGAGATTATTCCTGTTAACTCAGCAGGAGAATTACTACCACCTATAGAAACACTTGTTGGTAGTTATAATCAAAAACTTTTCCAACGTGATTGGAAAGTAGGTGATGGCGCACCGGTAGAATTTAGTTACCGTCGTAGTTCTAGTTATCCATTTGACTTGATGAAGATCATGGCTTTGATGAAGCCAGCAGAATTCTTTAACTTGGGAGTAGACCTAGACAATTACAAGTACAATGCTGAATTTAATCAGTATCTAGTGAACGACAGAAGCCATTTGAGGATCAACGAGATTGAAATCTACGGCAATGGTACTGCAAAGACCTCATACATCAACTGGATAGTTGATTATGAAAAACAAGTAGGTATTGATGCTACTACAAATATCACTGAGATGTTAGACAATATGGATGTACGTTTAGTATATCGTTTAGCTGGCTTCAGTGATAAAACGTTGTTGAAATTCTATGTAGAAAAATCCACAGCAAACAGTAACAATAGTAGCTTGTTGATTCCTGATGAAAGCTATCAAGTTTTATTATATGATAATCAAGCATTCAACAGAATCAGTTACTCAGGAGTTGTGATTCAAATAGCAACAAACGGCGGATTCACTGTCTTTGGTAATTCACAGACAGTTGCATACTTTAAGACTTTGAAACCAAAGTTTGGTGGCACCTACACGTCTATTGATGTTGAGCAACTATCAGTAAGGATTGCGCCAGAGCACTTTGACCAAATTCAACTAGTACCATACAACACTACATTCTATACTGTTCAAGAAGTTTCTCAATTCTTATCTGATTACGGTGCTTACTTAACAAGTTTGGGCATGAAATTCCAAGACCTAGAGAATGAATTAGAAATCAACTGGAATCAGATGATTGCAGAGTTCTTGTATTGGGCGCAAACAGGATGGAGTGCAGGTAGTATTGTTACATTGAACCCTTCTGCAAAGAGTTTGGTCATCAATAAAGACAGCAATATCGTACAACCGTTAACACTTCAACAATCTAACTTTGTATTGAACCAAAACTTATACCCTATTCAACTTAACGAATTGGCTGTCGTTCGTCAAGAAACTGAATTTAGAGTTACTGCTCTAAATCAAGGCGATATTATGTCGTATGGTCAATTCAACCTAAGCAATTTTGAACACGGTATTGTTTTCAATAACGAAACACTATTTGGTGACGTTCTTTATAATCTTACAACTGGATTACGTCAGACTAGAATTACAGTACGAGGCGCTAAATCTGCTAATTGGAATGGAACAGTTGATGCAGCCGGCTTTATCTACAACCAAAGCAACATTAAAGAGTGGAGCAGAACCGCAAAATATACTAAAGGTGAGATTGTAACCTTTAAGAACAAGTACTGGGTTGCAACTAAAGTAATTCAACCTAGCGAGACCTTTAAAGAAGCAGATTGGAAAAGAACAAACTACGATGAAATTCAAACAGGTTTGTTACCAAATGCAAGTACCCGTAGCTATGAAAGCACATTGTACTATGATATAAATCAGGCTAACTTAGAAAAAGATGCAGACCTATTAAGTTTCAGTTTGATTGGATATCGACCACGTGACTACATGGCTCTTGCAGATTTGACTGATATTACTCAAGTCAACGTATACAAGAACATGATTAAAAACAAAGGTACATTGAACGCAGCCTCTGCATTCAGAGGTGCTAACTTACCACAAGGTGGCATTGATTATGATATCTATGAAAATTGGGCAATCAAAGCAGGTGAATTTGGTGGTGTACTAAACAATAACTTTGTCGAATTCAAAATTAATCAAAACTACATGACAGGAAACCCTTCTATTGTCGGGTTAACTAACGGTGTATTTAATGTGGGTGTACAACAAGAAGTACCATTGTACTCACTGTTTAACTATGGGCGTCCAATTACTAATGTTGATGTACTTCCAACTGCAAGCGCGGCCGAACCTTCTACCGTGTATCCAGATGCAGGTTATGTAAACTTCAATGACGTTAAGATGTCTGCATTCTATTATGCTCAGATGCCTAACGCAATTAACAAGAGCGGTGTAGTAATTCCTATACAAGACTTCTATGTACGTGACTATGTATGGTTGGCTAATTATTTAGAAACTTGGCAAGTGTACACAACTGCACCTATAGGTCAAATTACAAACGCTAAGAACAATTTGAACGACACTGTTACAATTACGTTCAAGACGCCTCACACTCTAAGACAATATCAACCTTTTTCAATCGTAAACTTTGATGTTGCAATTGATGGTTACTACTTAGCAACAATTGTCATTGACCAGTATAGAGTATTGATTAGCAAGACTCTTGATCCTAGTATTAAGAATATTACTGGACAAGGTATTGGATTGAAGTTCACATCTCAACGTGTGGCAACTCCTTCTGAGATTAATACATTACCTCTATTAGATTCTGAATTCAGAAAGAACACAGTTTGGGTTGACACAGCCACTGACGGGTCATGGGGTGTGTACAGAAAATCTATCAACTATCAACTTGAGAATCAAATAACAAAAACCTCTAGTGAATCTTTAGGTAGTGCAGTTGCTATTGGTGATGCACTTGGTTACTTAATTGGTGATGCAGATGCAGGATCAGTGTATCGTTATACTTATAACGATTTGGTTAATGAATATCAGATTATGCAGACACTAACAGGCGGTATTAGCTTTGGTAGCACTATCGAATACTCAGGCAATTTATATGCAATTGCTGAAACAACTGGCGTAACTAGAAATGTAAAACTGTATCAATTACTACAGACTACAACATCTGATGATTTGATTTTGATTCAAACATTGCCTTATACTGCAGGTGGATCCGTTAATGCGCCTTGGGGAACATCAATTGCTATATCTGGAGATCAAAATTGGATCTATATTTCTGACATTGAACAAAATACTGTTCATGTTTACGAACGATCAAACATACCTACAACAGCAGGATATTTTGTAGTTGGACAAACATACACGATTCAAAGTATTGGTACAACTGATTTCACTACAGTTGGAGCCGCATCTAACGATGTAGGTGTTTCATTCATCGCAACTGGTGTTGGTTCTGGTACGGGTGTTGCAAACAAAACAACATATATCAATATCACTTCAATCGACGGTGATGCACTAGGTCTAACTACTGCCGGTGACAACTTTGGTTATTCAATCGCTACAGATTTTTACGGTGATGAAATTGTCATCGGTACTCCTAATCAAAACAACGGTACAGTGGATAACTGGGGTTACACTTATACATTCCAACGTCTATCTCAAAATGTTGAAATTCGTTATAGTAGTATTTCACCTGCATCACAATCGTTACAGTTAGCATGGACTCCTACTACTGTTTCTAGAACGGTATCTTCTACTGATAGTACAGGTAATAAAGTAACATTAACCAGCGTTTCTGGTATAACAGTAAATGATCCTATAATTTTTACTGGCACTATGACAGGTACAAACGTTTCTGTTAATTTAGTTTATTACGTTGCAACTATCAACGTACCTAGCTCATATATTACTTTGAAAACGTCTAGAGAAAGTGCATCTACTGTATCTGTAACAACCAATGCATCTATCACTGGTGCAACTGCAACAGTTCAAACACAATCTTTAATCGTATCTAAAAATGGTACTGTTGTTACTGACAACAACTACGCAGTAGTAAGTGATTCTTTGATCTACACTGGTTCACTAAACGCAGGTGATATTGTTAATGTAAGTGGTCACGAAATTGTGTTGCTACAAACATTGACAACTGAAGAAGCTCCTCAAACAGGATCACAGTTTGGTATCTCTGTTGACGTAAACACCAACGCAAGTGAAATAATTATTGGTGCTCCATTCCAGTTAGATTCACAAGCACACGAAGGAACTGTATATCGCTATACAGATCCTGGTGCTAAGTATGGCACATATTTGGGAACAACAAATTGTAACGTTACTACAACACGCAAGTTATTGATTAATGGTTACTTAACATTTCTTCCTGCAGGAAACGCAGAAGTTGTAGCTAATGCAATTAAATCTGCAGGTATAACTAATGTGACTGCTGCCTCAGTAGATGGAAAACTTGCTATCTACTTGTTGAATTATGATATAACAACTTATGACGAGAAGTTATACTTAGGTGTAGTTGACACTGCAACATTATCAGAATTAGGACTAACTGTTTTCACAAAGACACAAGAAATTCTTTGCCCACATAAAATTGGACCTACTCAATTTGGTAGTAAAGTTAAATTTAATCAGTATGGTAGCTTTGTAGCAAGTGCTCCTACTGGAACACGTTACTCTGCAACTACGTTTGACTTCTTGGATAATGAAAACCAAGATGATGATACTATATTTGATAACAATGCCACTCAGTGGGTAGACGAGTCACCAAACTTTGGTGCAGTTTACATGTTTGATTATATAGACCAATACAATGAAAGTTTATCAACTCCTGGTGAATTTATATATGCACAGAGCGTTAACTCACCTAATTTGGTGTACTCAGCATATAATTCATACGCTCAGGCAACCGACGTAACGTACAACAACCAACCATATTATGGTACAGCATTAGACTTTAACGATTATAGTGTAGCTATTGGTACACCTAATGATACAGGTGCTACAAGCGGTACTACATATGCAGGTTCAGTAACAACGTACAACAATTTAACAGGAGTCAAAGATTGGTCATTACATCGTTATTCTGCTCCTATAGTAGACATTGAAAAGATTTACAACATTCAATTGTTTAGTGCTGAAACAAACAATACTTTAATCAACATGGATTACATTGATCCATTACAAGGTAAAATTTTAGGCGCCGCAAGAGAAAACATTGATGTTGTTTCAAATGCTGATCCTGCAATTTACAATAACTCATCAGTAGTAACAGGTGGAATTACATGGGGCGCCGCCCAACTAGGTACAGTTTGGTTAAACACTAGAAGTATGCGATATGTGAACTATCATCAAAACGATGATGTTTCATATAACAGTCAGTATTGGGCGACATTGTTCCCTGGCAGTGATGTTGCGATTTATAGCTGGGTAGCAAGTACTGTGTTGCCTGGAGAATATAGAGGTCCTGGTACTCCGTTTAACGTTAACTCTTATTCTGTTCAATACGTAATTAGTGCCGCCGGCGCATTGACTCCTACTTATTATTTCTGGGCAAGAAATACAAATACCATCTTCTCTGATAATGGCAAAACGTTAGCTGATTCAGTAGTTGCATCATACATCGAGAGTCCAAAAGCATCAGGAGTAAGCTATTTTGCTCCTCTACTACCTAGCGTATATGGATTATACAATAGCGGTGATTATATCAATGCGAATGATAGCGTATTGCATATTGGATTTGCTACTGGTAGTAATGATGACCCTGCTCACTCTCAATTCAACTTGATACGTGACGGTTATGCAAGTGACTTTTTACCAGGTGTCCCGTTAGTTACTAATGACACACCTGAAAGTTTATATGATAGACTACTCGACAGTCTATGCGGAGTTGATGAATTAGGTTCTGTAGTTCCTAACCCATACTTACCAAAAGCAGTACAAACAGGTATATTAGCAAGACCGCGTCAGAGTTTCTTCTTGAATAGATTCTTGGCATTAAAGAACTACTTACAATATGCAAATACTGTATTAGCTCAGTTTCCTATAACAGAAATTAGATATTCTTCTTTCCTAACATCCAGCGGTGAATTCTATGATACTGCTAATTATTGGCAATACATCAACTGGTGGGCAACTGGGTATAACAATAATACTAAGGCATCACTACAAGTTCCAGTGTATGCTGACTTGTCTACCTTGTCAGTAAGTGTTGGTACTATTGTCACAGTAGCTACAAACGGAAGCGGTAAATCAGAAACGTATGTTTATGAATCAACAGGCAACTGGAGACGTATTGGATTGGAAAACGGTACAATCGAATTCAAATCATCATTGTGGGATTACGCATCAGTCAGATTGGGTTACGGCGATAACTTCTTTGATACTGACACCTACGATGTGTATCCGAGTGAAGAAACACGTAAAATTGTTCGTGCTCTAAATGAACAGTTGTATACCAATGATTTGTTAATTTACAGAAACAAGAGTTTGATTCTGTTATTTCAATACATTCAAGCTGAAAGCACAGAAAATCAAAACTACTTGCCGTGGTTGAACAAAACTTCATTTATGGATGTAGCTCATACTATACGTGAGTTGAAACCTATTGAAGTATTCCAAAGCGACAATCAAGACTTCTTGGCAGGATACTTAAACGAGATCAAACCTTATCATGTTGTAATTAAAGAGTTCTTGTTCAAGTATACTGGTGCTGAATTGTATGCAGGTGATATTACTGATTTTGACTTGCCTGCAAAGTATAATAGTTCGATTGGACAATTTGTAACACCTGAACTAGTGTATGCTAATCCCAATGGCGTGAATCAATTTACACCTGATGATCCTATCTGGCAAGAATCTGAATATTCTCAGTGGTTTGAAAACTACGGTGTGGCATTGACTGGACAAGACAATGTACAGATTACTACATTGGCTTCATATCTTTCATTGAACACTAATACATTTGCAGTTGATAACGCACAGGGATTACCTATCAACGGAGTAATTCAAATTGGTGTAGAACAGATTGGTTATGCTACGGTCGACCGTGCATTAAATGTGCTGTCAGGTTTAACTCGAGGTGTTAATGGAACATCAGTTACAACACACATTCCAGGTGACTTGATATACATTGATTTGCCTGCTGTATTAGTGTTAGATGGTGGTCGCGGATACTCAGAACCTCCTAAGGTAACCGCATACATTGATACCACTATATATCCTGCTCCAACTATAGCCGCTGTACTAAACGCAGTAATGAACTTAGATAGTGTATTGCGTATTGATGTTATTGATCCGGGACAAGGTTATGCTGTTTTACCTAGTATTGTAATTGATTCTGCGGTTGTAGTTTCTTTTGGCAGCAATAGTGTAAGCACATTAACAAACACTATTCAAGTGTATGCTCCTTTATTACAAACAGGTGATTTAGTTCAATACAAACTAGGTGCAGATAGCACTAATGTTGGTGGTTTAGAAGATGGACAGTGGTATTATGTTAACGTTTTAGAAACTGTACCTTCAGTCAGTGTAGGCTTATATGAAAAATACTCTGATGCAGTGAAGAATCAAAATAGATTACCTTTATACACCACTGGTACTGGTTCTAATCATTCATTTAATGTAGGTGCAAAAGCAAGTGCTATTTCTACTGCATTGCCAGTAAGAGAGAATAACATTACCTTACGTTTTGATAGAACATCTTATAATTCTGAAATAATTGAATGGATAGCAGGAAGATACTATGGTGCATTCTATGCAGGTTCATATCACAATAGTGGTTCTGTTGCTAGTTCATCTATTACATTAGAAAATACTCAACCACCTATTGCATCTATTTTAGCTAGTGCTCAGGGTGTAGCATTTGAAATTACAGATGTACGAAATGATCGTATAGTTACATATAGTTCTTTTGTACGTAATGTAGGAAGTGTAATTGGATCTACTGATGCAGTTAGATTAGCGTTACAAGACGATGGTTCTGGTAATCCAAACGCATCCGGCGGAACAATTGGTTTCTATATTGGAATGCCGGTTAAGTTTGTTGGTGCAGTTGGATCAAGTGGAATAGTCAACGAGCAAGTTTACTACGTTAATAGCATCTTGAGTCAAACAGACTTTACTATCTCTAGTGATCCTAGCGGCAGCCCTATAACAAATTTATCAAACTACACAGTAAGTGTAGCAGGATTGTCTTGCTATGTAGGTCAAGTTTCTGATACTGCGGTAATTACAGTAGACTATCCAGGTATTCTTGACATAACAGCGACTACTGCGGTTACAAACAAAGTAACAGTTCCTCTAAACCCTACAGGTACAGGAGGAACAGAAGGTTTCTATGTTAACTTACCAATTTTCTTTACCGGCACAGATACCTCACTACCTAATAATGGTGTATTTGGTGGTATAGTTGAAAACCAAATTTATTACATAACAACAGTTGTAGACAATCAGACATTCACTATGTCTGATACTAAAGATCCATTGACATTTGACGTATTATCTACGGATGGTTCTACTGATGTTGTTGTCATTAACGGAGACACACAGAAGATAGCAGTAAACGAATCAATAATTTTCAATAATATGATTGTCAGTGGCTCATCTGTCACTAGCTTTGGTGGAATCACATCTGGTGTAACATATTATGTTTCTTCTATTGTGTCTACTACTTCATTCCAAATCTCTGCTATAGTTAACGGTGCAGTATTAAATCTAACTACTGTAGCAGAAGCCGATGACACATCAATGTTAGTAACAAGCCAAAAGAATACTACAACATTGACAACTACTACCGGCAACACTATGGTTGTCAACGTCAGCTTGCCAGTAAGTCCTGGTCAAGTTAACGGTCAATACTTCACATTATATGAAACATCCGGTCAATATCCAGGATTAACTGGCACTGACACTGACTTGATTACACGCGGTGTAGCTGGATTGATAGATGAGAGCGGCAGTGCAACAAACGCCGGGGATTTCATTATCGGAGAAGCATATAACATCACTGCTGTAGGATCAACTAATTTCATTGAGATTGGTGCTTCATCTAATACAGTTGGTGTAACATTTGTTGCAACAGGTGTTGGTTCTGGTACAGGTACTGCTACACTTGCAGGTAAAGTTGTATTGTCAAACTTTAACCCAGGTGATACTGTTGCTCTTTGGTTGACAAACATCTACAATAATTTACCATTACAAATCTCTACGACATACGGATCAAGTTTCTTGACCGCCGGCACACAATATTATGTTGTTGCTAATGGCATTATTCAGGTAGAAGTCACAGCTACAACAGCCGGCAATTACTTAATATGTGAATCAACGGCCTCATTGTTTACAGACATGCCAATCACGTTCTCCGGGGCAGGTATCGGTGGAGTACAAATTGACGTTGAGTATTGGGTGAAAAACGTTCATGATGCAACACAGTTTACTATCACTAATACTCCGGGTGGTCTAGAAATAGATTTACTAGCAGGCAGTGGATTAATGACCGGTACTGGTTTACCTTATGTAAGTGTTGGAACATCAGCTGGCGGAACAGCAGTAAGTCCTGGTGCTACCCAACAGAATGCGACATTTACAATACCTTCATCAACTATTACAGTTACTGAAGCTCCGGCAACTGGTACTAAAGTGTTCTTTAGAACAACCGGTGCATTGCCAGGTGGCGTGTCAGAAAATACAGAATATTTTGTTACCAATACTGGTTCTACAACATTTACTATTTCGTTGACTTCGGGTGGATCTCCAATTACTACATCAGGAACGCAGGATGGTATTCAAAAAATGATTATTGCTACAGATGCTACAATGGATCAAACTCCATTGTCAACTCCTGAGTTTGATGTAAGTTATATTTTAGGTGGCTATCGTGTCATTATTAATGACCAAGCTTCTGGATATGCAGTTGATAACGTAATTACTATTCTTGGTACAGGTATGGGAGGAACATCTCCCGCAAATGATTTAACACTGACTGTAAATGCTATTGACAGTGTTGGCGCTATTACTAGTGTAATTTGTTCAGGTACAGTACCAGGAAGCTCACAGCAATATTACTTGAAGGTCGTTTCTCCTACTGAGTTTGCTCTATATGAGAATCAGTTAATGACCGTACCTGCAAGTGGATTAAATTTACCTTTCATTGGAACTACACAAGCTACAGTTACTGCTATTGATTCATCTAATGACAGATTAACCATAGATGATACTACTGTGTTTGATGTTAATGATGCAGTTGTGTTTACCGGATCTGTTCAGACAGCTATAACAAATATCACTGAAGGTGCAACATACTATATCTATGATATTCCATCTAGCACTCAATTTAGAATTAGCACAGTACCTGGTTTGAACTCTAGTAGCTCATTTGTAGGTAGTATTGCAGATACTGTATTGACAGTTTCTTCGTTTACCTCAGGTAATCCTATAACAGTAGGCATGATAATTACAGGATCTGGAGTTTCGGCAGCAACAAAAATTGTTGGATATGGAACTGGTTCAGGTGGTGCAGGTACCTACATTGTTAATATCTTACAGAATGTTTTGTCTACCTCAATGACTTCTGCTACAATTGTGAATATGGTTACCACAATCAGTGTTGATTTTACAATGGCTAAATCAGGATCATTTGCATTACTACCTGAACCATTCATCTTTAATCAGAGTTTGGTTAAGTACAATAACCGTGTTTATGTATGTGTTATTTCTAACAACGACCAAGAGTTTGTGTTTGGTAAATGGGAATTATTAGATTCAGGTGATCGTAGATTGAATGCTATGGATCGTGTCAAGGGTTATTATGCTCCAACAGACAACATGCCTGGTGTAGACTTGACACAACTATTTGAGGGTGTTACTTATCCAAACAGTACGTATTTAGGTAATGCATTTGAACCTGCATTACAATATCCGTTAGACACTATTCTACAAGATCAGGCATTCTACCCAACTGAAATAGATGTTACCGCTATTGCATGGGACGGTACATCATACATTGCACCGGTCGACACACCTGATTATTCGGGAGTTATTGCTAGTGCAGCCGGTAACACTTGGGAAATTAAGAAATTAGCAAACACTCCTCTAGGCACAACCGATATAATATATGCAGGAGGACTGTACATATTAACTACAAATAATCAAGCAACACCGTTATTCAGAAGTACTGATGGTGTTATTTGGACTACGAACGGTTACTTTACACCATGGGGTTCTACACCGTATGATGATACTAACTATGATATGACTGCATTAGAAGTAGCGTCATTATATTTAAATTCAATTGGATATAGAAATAATGCATGGGTAGCTGTTGGTCAGAACATTGTTTATAGCACAGATACCTATAGATGGTATGAAAGATTTTCATTTGCAAACCCACTATTAAGTAACACCTTATATGGTGTTGCTGGTATTAACATTACATCGTTCACTGGTTTTATAGCAGTAGGTAAAGGACAAGAATTTAACTATTCTGGACCAATAACTACTACAGTAGATATTAACTTAATTGTAACTAGCATTGATGGCATAACTTGGACTCAGTTACCTGCAGTCAGTTCAAAGGGTATGTATGCTATTGCATGTAGTGCTACTAATGCGGTAGCAGTAGGTGAAGATGGTATAATTTATATTTCTAACAACGGTGCAAACTGGTCAGGTGTTAATGAAGTATCTATCATTAGTACTAACACAGTAACCAATTCATTAAGTGTTTCTAGCACTGGTGGATTCACGGTTGGTGATATAGTTCGCTTCTCACAATCGTTTAACGTGTTTGCTACAGCAACCAATTACTATGTTGTTAATATTATATCAGGTACTCAGCTTCAGTTGAGCACATCATTCGGAGGTTCACCGGTTACTGTAACGTCAGTTGGACCTTCTTCAACTACTTACATGTATTCATATCCAACAACTGGATCATTAAGAGATATATCTTATGCTAATGGAACATTTATTGCTGTAGGTGATACAGGTTTAATTAGAACATCTAGTGACGGTATCACATGGACAACTAGAACGTCTGGTATAACAGAAAATCTAAATGGAATCATATATAATGCAGATGACGCAACATGGGTTGTAGTTGGAGACAACAATGCAATTTTAACTAGTGTTAACAATGGTACTACATGGGTTAGTTCATCAGTATTTGCACCACAGACAACTACTTATGATGTTCAAGGTGCAACATTTGAATATGGTTATGGCCCAGAAGAATTAGTTCCAGGGGTCGTTACAGACAATATAATGATGACTGTTGCCACACGTCCTGGTACAGATTGGAATGCTACTGTATATGCTCACGTTGGTTACAATGTAGTTTCAGTAGAATATAATCCAACTTCAGGTAGCCAAACTGCGTATAGCTTTGATATTGGAAACTTGTACAGTGTACAGACGCCAGCACAGATTGCCGTATACCAAATCGACGGCACTACTGGATTAGGTACATCACTATATGAAACATTGGATTATACTATAGATTGGGTTAACTTTGTAGTATCATTGAACTCTCCCCTACCATTCTTACCCGTTTCTGATAAGTTACGTGTAGATGTATATGAAGTAGGTAATGGTAATCAATTGGTTAAGGCAAGTACTAAGACTGATCCTATCAGAACAAATACTACTACTGGTTGGAATGAAATCTATGTCAACTGTAACTATACAGGACAACTTTACAACGGTTCAGGCGTAATTCGTCCTGAAACTTTCCCGGTAGATGTATTAGCTACTGCAACTGATGCTACATCTAATGCTATCACTTGTGCTAGTGTTAAGGACTTTGTATTGAATGATCCTATTAGATTCCAAGGTAATGTATTTGGTGGTTTACAAGAAGATACTCCGTACTATGTCAAAACAATCAGTTATATTACTAATAGAATTACAGTGTCAACTACAATCAATGCCGGTACAGGAACTGCTGGACCTACATTTGCGTTGACAACTGCAACCGGTTCAATGAACATCGTTATCAAAGTTGGTTATGGTGCACCTTGGACAGACCCCATTATCTATCACAATGGAAGTAAGTTGTTGATCGGCACAACAAGTACCGTTACACGAACAAAAGCAAGTAACAATGCAGTCACAACTAACACCACAGACGGTATGGTTGTGGGAGAACCAATTGTGTTTAGTGATAGTATGTTTGGTAACGTATTATTACCACAAACAACATACTACGTTAGCGGTATCTATGACAACAATGAATTTACAGTATCAGCTACACTCAGCGGTCCTGTAATTACATTGACAGATGCTACTGGTGGCGCAGAATTTATTACTAATGATTATGCATTCGGTATCGCTGATAATGGTATCTCTGCATCTATCATCTTCTCTACTGGAGATTATAATACAGATGATGACTATATTACATATACCTTGTTTGGTGAAACCACACCAGATCAATATGGATATACAATCCCTGAAGTACAAAGATTTACAGGCGATGGTACAATAGGGCCGTTTGAATTGACTAACTTTGTTGGTCAAGATAACCCTGAAAATGCAGTAGTTGAGGTCAATGGATTACGTCAACCGGTATCTACATATACAATTGATTTCAACACCAATGAACTTACATTTGATGTTGGATCTGAG